CTGACCAACGCCCTTGCAATGTTTGCAGTTGATGAACACCGGCTCTTTCATAGCGTAGCCTTAATTGTTTCGCCTATGCGCTGTGCAATTTGCGGCACAATGGCGTTTCCTAATCCTTTAATTCTGTCCATCCTTCGGGGTATCCCATGAGCCACTCGACCCACTGCGGGTTCAGGGAGCCACGCGGCTGATCTGGGTCTTTCACTGCCGCGCATAAATATTGCTTCTTTTGCATGTGAATGTGACTCTTGCTGCCTACCGGCCCCGAATCCTTGTATTCGCTCGCCCTTGGTGTCGGCCATGTTTCTGGCAATAATCCAGACTCTGTCTCGTCTGTGCGGAGCGTCTGCGGCACAAGCTGGAACAATGAACGGCCTTGCGGCGTAGCCTTCCCCTTCCAAGTCAGATAGCACTTCGTCGAGGCCCATAGAGACATGCCCATAAACATTCTCGAAAACGCACCAAGCGGGTCGTTTGGCTTGAATAATGGAAAATATGTGCGGCCAGATATGTCGGTCATCTTCTGTGCCTCTGCGCTCCCCGGCAAGTGAAAATGGAGTGCACGGATATCCCGCTGTGAGGATGTTGCAATCTGGAACAAGTTCATCTGGGTCATTGGCAAGTTCCTTTACATCTTCTGCAATCGACACATTAGGCCAATGCTTGCGCAGCACCTTACGGCACCATTTTTCTGTGTCACAGAACAAAACAGGCTTGCTCAGACCAGCCCATTGAAACCCAAGAGCAAAGCCGCCAATCCCAGAACAAAGATCTACATGCGCCATCATAGCCCAGCTCGCAATCTGACATGCGCGGCCAATACATTATGCACATCCTCGATCGATCGACACAAAGCCCAAAGAAACCCCGCGCCCTGGATCTTATCGCGGATGGTTTTTTGATTGCCGTTGAGAGCTCCGCGTTTAAGCTTGAGCTCAATAAAAATAACTTCTGGCCGATCCGTAAGACTTGATCGAGCATCCACAAAGATTTCGAGATCAGGCCAGCCAAACTTTGTGCCGAGCTGTTTTAATCGATTGATGTAATTGATATGCCTTTTGCCCTCGTTTGGGCTATGATGAAAAACACAGGTTTTTGGCAGCGCCGCGTTTAGGTATGAAACCACCGATTTTTGCAGCATATCCTCAGTCATTTATAGATCTTTGCTTAAATAAACATCGTTTGGCGTCACCTGACCCTGCGTAAGCACGACAATCCTTGACATGAAACGCGGGTTTGGTTTGACATGATCTTTATGTGACTGTTTGAGGCACCAACGTCGCACGACAGTTGCATGCGCCGCGCCGAGCTGCCGCGCCAAATGTGAATATGACCAGTTCTTTTGTTTTCTGAATTCATCAAGTGTCATACTTAATAATCTAAAATACTTGACGCTAAAAGACAATATCAATACTTAATAAAAAGGGTTTAACATAAAAAGACAAGGTGGTAGAGAATGGGAGAAATGCCCAATAACCTGAATCAGATGATCGCCGAATCCGGCAAAAGCAAAGCGCAAGTTGCGCAAGAAAAGGGTGTGACGCCCGAAACTTTGTCGCGTCACATCCATAGTAAAATACAAATAACGATTAAAGATGCCGAAGAATACGCAGAAATTTGCGGCTGCACCGTGTATCAAATCATCTTTACGACTGAGCCCATCCCCATCATTGGTAAAGCGCATATACACCATCCAAACATCGTGCTGCGTGATTTCACAACTAAAGAGAAAAGGTTTGGTAACGCACACGCCTTTATCAGTAATACTGAAGAAATTTGCTTCATGCGTTGGTCGGTATCAGATGATTATACTGGCCCCTGGGAACATTGGAACAACACATTAACATCTTTGCTTCTAGATCCGATTCAAAACAATTACGTGCACAAAGAGTGCTTTCAACAAATGTCGCTGTGCAAGCTTGCCGAGCCCATGCATGTGCGCGGCTATGAACGGCATTGGCTGGCTGGTATTCTGTATCCACAGCCGAAAGGTCTATACACAATTGATATAAAGGCAGAGGATGAAATTGTGTCAAATGTACGGCTGGAATGGGCCACCCCAGAGCTCGCATATCTCACAAGGCCCGAACTTAGAAACATTATTGTAAAAGATGAAAATGGCCTTGATTGGCCTGCCGCAGATATCGTGACATTATCATCGGCAAAAAAATAGATTTCTAGCGTATTTTTATTTGACTTCAAAAGTCATGATTAATACGTTAGAAAAATGTCTTTTGATACGCCCGATTGGGCTTCCCGCCATAAATATTTTCATCACAGCAATCCCCGCTCGGGCGATCGCAGCAAAAAGCTGTTCGAGAAGGTGCATATACGCCCGTCTATTGAATGGGCCAGATATGTTCTCAAAGATGAAACCCGCGCAGAGGATCACGTAAAGGCCGGTAAAATTCTCGTCAACTTTACGGTCGGGCGTTCATCAGCTGCGATGGAAGCTGGCCGAGCTGTTCAAGATGCCTGTGATTTACACCTGTTACCAGATCCAGAATACGGCCAAACGCTAAGCCTGTCAGAAGCCACAGAGGTGGCTGTGAAAACCTTGCAGCAATACAAGCCAAAGGATTACTCTCAGGCCGCCCTAGACGATGACAGAGCGCGCAAAGAGAAGTATCTCGAGGAAATTGTAGGCGTGATAGAACACGCTGTCCTGGGGCTGCGTGAGGCCATGCGGGGCGATAATAGAATTATTGGTGAAATAGATCTGATCGATACATTGCCTGGTAATGCCCTGCCGCATTTCACTAAGCCCGATTATGGGCGGCGCGGGGATCTCAAAACCAAATGGTCACGACCAACCAAGCGCCAGGCAGATAAAACAAAACCGTTCCATCCGACAAAAAATCAGGGTTGGACAGATGTAAAGCCGCCAAAAACTTTGGGCAAAGATAACCCGTTCAGCTTCGATATGAATAATGTTTACCAGGCTTGTGGCTTCTGGGCGCTAAACGGAAGGCAACCGCCCTTTATAGTTTATGCCAGCTCAACAGATTACAAAGTGTTTACACCTCACAATGCGCCCGAGCTCAAAGATGATTTTCTCGAGGAAGTGCTGCAAGACATAATTAAACAACACAAAGTGACAGAGAATATTCTGCGCTCTTGTCACAATAAATATGAGCTGTTTGATTTTATTGATCCACCGGATTTTTCAAAACTGCATTGGAAAGAACCACCAGGATATATCGCCGAGGCGCGCAAGATGTGGGGGCTAAATGATACCGCGTAAACTGACAGACATATTGCAAGAGCTTCAATTAGAAGCACGTCAAGCAACATGGCAAGTGCATGGTCAAACAGTCGTAACCCATAAGGCTCTTGAACAAGTTGCGGCCCATAAAGGCATTATGTTTGATCCACCCCAAATTATTGAGAGTGATCCAGAAAAGCGCATCTGTGTGATGATTGTGACCGGCAGATTAAAGGACAAACATGAATGGTCAATCGGTGAAGCCATGCCAATCAACATCGATAAAAAAAACAATCAACAGCAATACCCATACGCTATGGCAGAAAAGCGCGCGAAAGATCGAGTAATTCTCAAGCTTATAGAGGTGGCGGGATTTGTTTACAGCGAAACAGAAAGTGAAGCCTTTAAAGAACGATCAAACGCGGGTGAAGTCTTTAAAGAACCATCAAACGCCACTATGCGTGACAAGGACAAATGGCGGCTGGAACTCGCAAGAGAACTTGAAGAATTGGATCGCAAACCGAAGCTTGATCAGCAATGGCAAGCTTGGATTGAAGAAATCAAAACAAAAATAAGCCAGGCAACAGAAACCTGGCAAATAAGAAAGCTTGGCGAACAGCAAAGCAACAAAATGACAGCGTTGAGGCAACATAATAGTGAATGGGCAGATGAATTAAGAGCATACATCGCGGTGCGCTTTGATAAACTTAACAACGGAGAAAGATTCAATGCCCCATTTTAGTAAAGGCAACCACACGTTTGAACAGATAGAAACCAACAAACATTATCGGCTGGCTGGCTGGATCAATGTGGGAGGCAAATGGAATGATGCCTTAAAAAAACCTAATCCACGCACCCCAGAGGAGATAAGCGCGCAGCTTGAAATTTATGAACTGATGAAAAAACATGATGCTGAAATAACGGTTGTTGTGCAGGAGCGCATGCATGGGCTTGAGCCAAAAGATTTTCCAGCTAAGCAACGCATCAAGATGTTTGTCAATAATTATGAAAACTACCAGAGCGCGAGTGCGCCAGCCCAAGATTTCGGAGCGCCAGCTGCACCCGCACCACCGTCACCGGCTGGTTCAATCATCGATGACAATGATGATATGGGATGGGATTAATGTCTGGATCTTTGTTGTCTTTGAAAGAGGCCGCACAGGCTTTGTTTGGAGAAAGTAACCGAGCTGCATCTGCGCGGGTACGCCGCTTATTAGAAAAACAAAAGTTAAAAACAATTAAGGACGGTGGAAAAATTTATGTAAGCAGAGATGTTTTGCAAAGGGCTTTTGGAATAGATTATGAGGGGGAAGTTATCCCCCTGCAATTAAAAGATCGCGGATAATCTATCAACAGCCTCAGTATCCTCACCGCTAGTGTCAAGCCAGTGACCATAAGTTGATTGTGTGATCGCAATCGTTGCATGGCCCATGTAACTTTTGACCCGAAACAAATCATTGCCATATGCCATCAAAAGTTTGGATGCATAATAATGGCGAAGATCATGCCAGCGGATGCGCTCGACACCAGCTGCATCACAGGCGCGGTGCAATGCCTTTAAAAACTTTGAAGGCATCCGCAGCGTGCCGATTGAAGAACAAAAGACTAAAGCCTTTGCATCTGGTCTGCCTCGGCGAATGTAAAGCTCTTTCAGAGAGCGAACCATATCGCGGGTTAAAGGCACAGTTCTTTCACCCATTTTTGTCTTGGTCACATGGATCTTGGTTGTGCGGTGTTTTACTGCGCGCGTTACGTTTACCTTACTGTCCTCAAGATCGAGACAACCCCAGGTCAGCGCGCGCTGTTCGCCTTGCCGCAAACCAGTTGTGATTGCAAACCGAGCGTAAAGCTTCCACTCCGGTGACAGATGCTCCATGATTTGATTTATGATTTCTGGAGCAATTTTTTTCGCTTTGTCTTTCTCAGCTTCTGCAAGTTCACCCTCGCTCTCAACACCCTCAAGCGGGTTTGTTTTGCGACAGCCAAGCATAATCGCAAAGAGCATCATTTGTCGAACTGATCCCAAGATATTTTTAATAGTTTTTTTGCTGCGACCAACACGCAGTTGATCTACCAGGTCAATCGCTACCTGGCCCAATGTTAGATCTTTTACAAGCATCTCACCGACAGGCTTTCCATCAATGATTAAATTTATAAACTGCTTGGTGTGGCGCTTACGATCCAAGAAACAGCTTTCCGACTTTTCTCCACGATCCTTTTTGGCTTCAAGCCTAGTAATAAATTTTACTTGCAGTTCAGCAAATGTCCATTTCCACGCTTCGGAGGTCAAAGCTTCTGGTGTATGCTCTGCATTTAATTTATCAATCTCTCGCAGCGCATCGGCTTTTGTCCAAAAAAATTGCCGCTTACCGTTTTTTAAAACATATCTAGAATCAACGCACCAGGCAGCCCTGCCCAGGTTTTGCTTTGATTTATGTAATTTTGGCGAAATCGGTATCATCGTGATATTCCTCCAACTGACAATAATTTGACGCTACAAGTCAAATATAGAGTTGTATCACGCAGAGTGCAAGGGGGTGTTTGGTCAAATCCCCGTGACCCCACCGCTTTTTTAGGCACTGGAGTAGGCACTCAGAGACCCCCAGATGGGGTTAACTTATTGATTTTAAAGGATTTCAGATGGCGCGGTTGACGGGGCTCGAACCCGTTATTTTATGTGTCAAAATGAAGCATTATGTAACAAAATAAAGCAAAACGTGACATCGATGTTACGTTCTGTTACATAATGT